CCTGACCTGCCGAAACTTACCGCATATCCCGCACTTCAGCAAGCCATCTTCATAAATATCCCATTCCCTGACCTTCTGACTCTTCAACCTCATGTCATTCAGGTTCAGTACAAATTCATCCATATCCAACGTTGCCATACCCACCTCACAACACATAATCCTCAAACGGGTTTTCTTTCACAGGCTTCTTTTCTTTATTTATATACTGCTCGAAATATAACGTACTTCCCAAAAACGTTTTCGCCATCTTTGTGTACTTCAATTCCGTTCTGTCCTTTTTCAATCTGTTAATATAATTCTGCTCCGCCTCAAATAATTCTTCCGGGGTAAACCCTGACCTTATCCTCGCAATGTATTCCTTATACGCCGCACCCTTATCATCTTTCCTCGGGTACTTTTCCCAAAACTTCACAAAATCGTCCGGGTACTCGGCTCTTGAATACTTCTTTTTCGGCTCTTCCTCTTCCTTAACTTCTTTCCTCACACTCTGGTACTTATCCCAATTCGAAATCCGGATAACACCGTCTTCCGTCTCCGTCATTCCGAAGCCATCAAACACATCCAGAGCTTTCTTCACTAACTCAAACGGCATCTTGAATAATGATGCCAACATCTGGTCGGTATACGCTACCTTCTCATTCAGCATTAACGCTCCATGCTTTTTTCTCTTTCCCGCCAGACACAACAGCTTGAACCAAACCACGATGATGCCATATCCCTCTGGCATATCGCTAATAATCATCATTTTCTCATCTTCAAACAGGTCGCACGCAATCTTTATCAACTCTACCATCTTTTCCATAAAAACCCCCGAATTTCCGTTTGTACAACACAAATTACCGTTCGGGAACCCGGATATATATTACACCCGGGTTCCGCATAAATCAACCTTACTTAAAAGGTAACCCCATCTGACCTATTGCATCATCAGAATCCTGACCCGCTAACGCATCCGCATCACGCTTCATGCTCTCTTCTACGGCTTTCAGGTTCTTCATAATATTATCATAGGCATCCGTGGTAATGCTGTGGGCATCATTGAAACCCTCTTTCCGAATCCATGCAACCAATTCCTTATTGCCAATGGTCTTATCACCATAAATCCGCTGTGCCTCGGAAATCATGAACTTCCTCTGGTCTGCCGAAATCACATTTGGGACAGGCTCATAAGAACTCTTTTTCAAATTCTCTACAGGCTTTCCCCTCTCAATCTTTGTTTCCTCACTGGCATTCTGGTCAGGGTCATCTCCGGTAATAATCTTGTACGCCTTAAGTAACGCATACTTATCACCATAGGTCATCGCCTTTCCCGGAGCTTTATCACCCGAATCAATGCCATCACCATAGGTGGTAATATCAATATAATCATCGGGCTTATCCACATCCACGAACCTGTAAACGGTCTCTACCCTCATGTACAGCTTCGTGGACTCCGTTACCTGCTCACCACCTGACTTATCTTTATATGTCTTCGTGGTAGTAATCAAGTCATGGTCAATGACCGTCCTCGACAGCGGGTACGAATACACCCTGTACTTGAACTCCAACGGCTTTACCGCCGCCAACACATCCGCTTCACCGACTGCTTTATAGCTTGACTTACCTTCACCAACCGTCAGGTTCTTCGCCACATTCGACAAGTCATTTTCAATGTTCATCAGCTTTTCGAATAAATTCATCTTTCAACCCTCACTTTCTGACTCTGATTTCAACGCTTTCCTTATATACTACGCCGGGAATCTGAACCGTGCCTTTAGATGACTTAATCAGTCTCAAGACTGCCTTTTCATCAACAGGTCTAATCTCAACCCCCGCTACATAATCCGGGACAATCCCCGAATCAATGCTCACGATTTCCCATGTCTTAACGGTTGCCACACCATCAGTCTTCATATCCTCTTTCTGGATACTTAAACCACTCGATGCCGTCTCCATGACTTCCGCTTCAGCCAACGCCATTTCCGCACTCAGAGAATCACCATTCTCTTCAGCCTTTGCCGCTTCTTCTAACTTCCGCTTCGCCTCTTCAACCGCCAACCTACGGATTTCTTCTTCCTTTTCCCTTCTCTTCCGCTCGACTTCTGCCATGTAGTCAGACATCTTACCCTTCAGGTACTTCTCCGCTCTTTCAAGCGGGTCTGACATTTCCCTTTTGTGGTTCAACACCGAATCATACGCATTCTTCGCCGCAATCCTCATCGGTTCCCAATACTCTTTGACTCGACCCTGTACCCTCTTGATTTCCCTTGCCAATGCCCCCGCTTTGTCATAGTCTTCCTGACTTTCAATGCTGATTTCCATGACAGCACGTTCGACACCTGACAATTCGTCATTCAACTGCTTCTCAACTGCTAAGTTCTCCATTGCAACCCCTTTCTTCATTTACTGTGATTATTATACATTACCAGATGGTATATGTCAATATATTTATTTACTTTCACATGGTCTTTTTATAATCGTAAATCATCTTCAGGCTTCCGAAAACCCTCCACGCTTCCGCATCCGGTGAAAACATCATATCCACCCATTTTCCATCAGGCCTAAACTGTAAAATTCTTCTTTTCTCTACCTTCACGCCATGACTCGCCAACGCCTGTGAATACGCCTCCAACTGAACTCTGCACAACCCCTCATTAATGACCGATGTGTTCTTGTAATCCACCAAATTAAGCTCACCATCAATCATGCACAGCAAATCACACGTTCCCGCATAATTCAGAAACTTGTGTGCCATCCGATATTCCGATGCCAGAAACTCAGGATTATACATATCCCTGAACTCCAAGAACCCATTGACATATCCCTCATACTCTTCCGGGACATCCAGAAAATCATACTTGATGATATTCTCTATGGCTTCATGGATAACCGTTCCCCTGTGCGCCGCTTTACTCAGAACATCTTCCGGGATGCTTCTGTACTTCTCATCGCTTAACGGCTTCATTATCTGGGTCACGCTCGGAAGAACAACACCATCCAACCTATACAAATGCCTTACTTCGTCAAACTCAATCCCTATCTTCGGTAACTCCATCTCTCCACTCCCCCGTAAAAACGCCAATATTTATTCTTTCATCGCTTTCTTGCATACAATCTTCAACTCACTTGCTGTCTTTGAAATCATCGCTACATAATCCATCAATTCCTCAACATCAGGAATCTCATCTTCGCTTATCTTTCCATCCTTCGCTATCTTTAACAGCTTATCCTTTAACTCTTTCAACCTACTTTTCTTTATCTCACTCAGTAACTCTACCGTGACCCGGTCAATCGTCCTTACCGCATCCGATAACTGCATACACCCGCCTATCGGGCATTCTTTCATGCAGTAATAATGAAGCAATTCAGGTGCATTATATAAATCCGCCATCAGGACTGCCTTATCCACGGGCATCGTCTTCGTCAATCCCAACTCCGCATCCGCAACCGCAGAAACCGACATCCCCAACAACTCAGCCGCACCTTCTCTGCTTAATAGCCTGTCATCATATTCTGCCGCTCTTTTCCTCGCCTCATACCACGGATTTCCTATTGCTTTCGTGGCTTCTCTCGACATTTAATCAACCCCTCATTCATGCTATCATTGACACAACGGAAACATCAATTACCATTTGGAAACTCAAGGGCAAAAAAATCAAGCATATGGTTGAACACCTTATCATTGGCTTCAGATAATGAATAACCCATGACCCTCGCAATATCCACGCCCTCCCTCAGAGAAAACGGTCTCATCCCCCGCTCTTTCTGAGAATATGAGGTGAACTTCATTCCAACCATACCCGCCATCTCCGCCTGAGATATTCCTTTTTTGATTCTGTCAATTTTTAACTCTGTAGATTTTATAATTCACCACCCCCCTTACATGGTAATTCTACCACTCCGTTCGGTAACTGTCAATAAAAATAATCATTTTTTACCAAAATATTTCTTTATTATATAGGTGTTGATATTTTTTTACCATTATTATAAGATACATAAGAAAGGTAGGTACACCACATGAACCACATGGAAATCTTTTCAATCAGGCTTCGCACCTTACTTGAAAACCGTGGCATCTCCGCCGCCGATGCATCCATCAATACAGGCATCTCTACTGCCACAATCTCACGATACCTCAACGGTATCCGTGTCCCCGACTCTGAATGCTTAATAAAAATCGCCCTCTTTTTCGGCGTATCTATGGACTGGCTTGTTGGACTTTCCGAAAACAAGCTCTCCACATACTCGGATGATGCATACGTTCTCTATGAAAAATATATGCTTGCCAGTCCCACTGACAAAGGCATCATAGATGCGGTTCTTTCCCGCTATGAGGATAAAGATGATAACAAAGCTAATCAGTGACTTTGCCAAAGTATCCAACAACAACCCCGACAAAGTTTTCGAGTTTATCATGGACTTTGATACTATGGACGGCGTAGAATTTCTCTGCGCCGAACATAGCATTAATATCATGCTCTCCATTCCTGACCGGATTTTTGTATCCGTACTAACCTTATCCACCACCGATACAGAACACTGCATCTACATCATGCCCAAACAACTAATCAAGGCATTCGATGACTACCCAGACATCCTCGAACGGTACTTTGAATTTTACCAACGCCTCGTTCACATGGACATCAACCCGAATCCAGACATACCTACCCTTGACTTCTGCTACGCCGATGTCGTCAAGGTTTTTAATTGCGCTGAACTCTTACAACAATACTACGCCTCCATGGTGGCAGAAATTAAATTTGGCTTATGAAAGTTGCTATCTATATTCGTGTATCCACTCAATTTCAGGTCAACAAGGAATCCCTTCCTCAACAGCGAAGAGACCTGACCATCTATGCCGAACATGTCCTCAATATCCCCGACTATGTCATTTTCGAGGAAACCGGCTATTCTGGAAAAAACACCAACCGCCCCGCATATCAGGAAATGATGGACAGAATCCGCAAGCATGAATTTACACATCTTCTGGTATATAAGATTGACCGCATCAACCGCAACCTTCTTGATTTCCATAACATGTATTCAGAACTCAAGAAGCTCGGCGTGACATTCATTTCCAAGAATGAGCAATTCGACACATCCTCTGCCATGGGTGAAGCCATGCTCAAAATTATCCTCGTCTTTGCTGAACTTGAACGCAAGATGACTTCCGAACGTGTCTATAACGTTTTCCTCTCACGTGCCTCACAGGGTCTTCCCATCGGCGGACAAATGCCCTTCGGCTACCACTACAATCCAGAGACCAAACAAATATCCATTGTCCCTGACGAAGCCGAAATCGTCAAATACATCTTTGATGCCTACCCCAAATGCGGCTCCACCATGAAACTCGCCGACCACCTGATAGAACTCGGAATCAAGAACCGTAACGGCAACTACTTCAATAACTCCACCATCCACGCTGTGTTAAGCAACCAATTCTATACAGGTGACATGGTGTATAATAAGTTCGATAACTCCCTCAACAAAATGAGAAAGAGAACCGAATGGATGGTATACGAAAACCACCACGAACCCATCATCTCCAAAGAGACTTTCCAAAAAACAAAAGACCTCTTAACATCCAAACGCAAAGCTCATGCATCACCACTCTATAAATATGAGCATATTTTCTCCGGTCTCATAACCTGTGCCGAGTGTGGAAACATCTACCACTCTCACATCACCGAACAACGTGATTCCGGGTATAAACCCTCAATCTATATTTGCTACGGCAGATACCGCAAAGAAGGTGGATGCAAAAACAAATCCGTCTCAGACGTGAGACTCGGCCCATTTGTATTCACCTTCATCAGAAACGTACTGAATGCAACCCACTCAGTAACCGAACACACCACACTATCCGCACTGAACGCCAAACTTCTCCGGGGTGAATGCTTCAAACCCATTGAACGCATTTCCGAAGAATCTTTAACGAACTTAAAAAAATCTATTCTGAGAAAAAACGTGAATTATTATGACCCACCGGAACCCATACCCATACCATCCGACAAGGTCATAAACGACCTCCAAAAAGAACGCCAGAAAAACGAGACCGCCCTTACCCGGCTAATGAACCTATACCTCTATGACCCAACCTCTATATCAGAAGCAGAATATGTTCTGAAAAAGAGCCAGATAACCGACTCCATCAAAAAGATAGATGACGAAATCAGAAAAGTTAAAAAGACCATACCTGAAAAGAATATCAATGAAATGAACCTTGAGTCCTATACGGCTACGGTTGAAGCACTCACCAAAGGCAAAAACTTTGACTTCACCAAATATATCCAGTCCGTGAATGCCACCATCCCGAAAGACTTCCTGAACCATATCTTCACAAATATCTCTGTACGAAACGGTTTGCCTGAGACCATCACTTTCGTGAACGGCATCGTAATCAACTTCATACAAAAGGAAAAACCC